CGCGGCTTAGGCACACGCCAAGTGCGTGTTCCGTCCTTCTTTAGTGGGTTGCGTAGCGGGAAAGAGCATTTAAGGTCGATTTGTTTGCCGCCGCCAGCGTAATCCTGGAACAGCATAACAGGCACATCTATCCTGTCATCTGTGTGCCAACGCTGATACTCGCCCTCTATCTCGCCATCGCCATAGTATTCATTGAGGCCATCGACAGCGTGTTTAGCCATTTCGCCAAGGTGTTCTTTGATTTCATCGTATTCCTCAGCGTCTTTACCATTATCCCAGTCGCGTGGCATGTAGTTGATAAACTCTGTGGTGCCATAGCGGATAGCTTCTGGTAGGCCGATGCCTTCTTTACGCCCATAAATCGGGCTGTAGTTGTGCAAGCCTAGTGCATGGTTGGCTATTTCCTGCACAATCTGCCCTGCCCTTGGCCTTGCACCAAAGGGGAAGTTCATCTTGTACTCTTTGCGTAGGAATAGCTTTAGAATATGCTCGTCTAACGGCTGAGTGCCGCCAGATGCACTGTTATGTGTCGCACCAAATGCGTCACGGTATGCGGGTACTTCAAATTCCATAATGATTTCCTCCGTTTTTTAATTCCCAAAGCTGTCGTATCATCTGCTTGCCACGGTGTCAACTTTTATATAGGCTAAAAATATGACAACGATAATATTTACATTCGATGACGAGGTTGAATGCCCTGAGTGCGGCGGCGAAGGCCGTGTTGAATACGAGTTTGAGGTAATCGACCAAATCAGAGGCGGCGAGATAGTCGGGCTGGTGCGCGAGTGCCGGATGTGTGAGGGCAGTGGTGTCATTTATGTTGAGGGAGGGCCGGACGATGACGATAAATCCCTATGATTTGCCGGAGGGTAATGTGCAAATCAGTTTTAGCGGGGGGCGCACCAGTGCGTTCATGTTGCACCAGATACTTGAGGCGAATGGCGACCTGCCAGAACGATGCAGGATTTTGTTCCAAAACACAGGCAGAGAGATGCCGCAAACCTTGGAATTTGTTAACGAGTGCGCCCACAGATGGGGCATTGATATCATTTGGCTTGAGTATAACAGAGTAGATGGCAAGCCTACTTTCAAACAAGTTAATTATGAATCAGCTTCAATGTTTGGCGAGCCGTTTGAGCTGCTCATTAAAGCAAAGAAGGTTTTACCGAACACGCTGATGCGGTTTTGCACAGTTGAATTGAAAATAAACACAGCTAAAAGATATCTAAAAAGCATAGGCTGGGAGAAATGGCAGAACGCAGTTGGCATACGAGCTGACGAGCCTAACAGATTTAAGAAAGCCCCGAAAAAAGATTGCTGGGTTCCGTGGCGTCCGTTGGTTGATGCTGGTGTACATTCACGCATGATAGAGGAATTTTGGGACAAGCAAGACTTCAAACTGAATTTGCCTGTTGTTAACGGCAAGACGATGTATGGTAATTGCGATGGCTGTTTTCTCAAATCTGAATCGCAGCTAGCAATGCTTGCAAAGGATTACCCAGGCAAACTTGATTGGTGGATTCGGTTGGAGAAGATGCACGAACACCGTGGTGACTATGGGTTTTTTAATAAGAACAGACCGCTCGAATCAATGAAAGAATTTATTGAGATGCAACAAGACTGGGTGTTCGATGAAGTCGGATACTTTTGTCAAGCAGACGGAGGAGAGTGTACAGGATGACGAACAGTAGACAGAAAGGTGCGGCATTTGAGCGCACCTGCGCCAATATGTTGTTTGATATTACGGGGCTAGAGGCCAAGAGAGACCTCGAACAGTACAGGGCTAGTGACCACGGCGACCTGATAGGTGTGCCAGGTTGGACAGTGGAGTGCAAACGCTACGCCAACGGCGTTACTTGGAAAAGAAGCTGGTGGGAACAGTGCCTCTCTGCCGCTAACGCTGCTGGGAATCAGCCTGTTCTGATATATAAGTATGACCGTTGCCCTGTCCGTTGTGTGGTAAGGCTGTCGTCCATTTCTCCGTATTACTACGACAAGGAAAACACGGCTGAGATTGATTTTGAAACGTGGTGTATGCTGGTAGCGGAAGGATTAGACGATGTTTGAAGCGGTGATAGCTATGTGTGTGGCTTACGAGATTAGTGGTAAGGCGGTAAATCCGTGCTGGATGCGCCAAGCTGACCAAGTATTCAGAACATACGAGGCTTGCCGTTCTTGGGGTAACGAGCAGGAATTGCAGATGATAAGAAAGGCGGTCAGAGACTACAACGCCTCTGCCATCGTGCATATAGCCTGCGGTGAGATGAATGGTGACGATACCTAAGCGTCAAATTTTCTGTCTTGACATAGTTATCCACAGGCTTTTAAAATCGCGAAGCGCAAACAGCAATGCATAGCTTCTGTGCATAGCTTCATAGCACTACAATGATATAACAAAATCTTTTGATAAAAAGAAAGCGAAGCAATGATGCTATGCACAGAAGCTGTGCATAGCTGTTTTTTTTAGATTTATTTTTCATCTAATTCCACTGCTTGTAACAGCAGTTCTACTGTGCGGTTTATCGGCACCTCTCCGCTTTCATAGTATCGCACTGTTCGCTCTGACAGGCCCAGCCTTTGGGCGAAACCCTGCTGGCTGTAGCCTAGTTCTTCGCGCATTTCTCTGAAACGTCTAGCGTCCATCATTTGCCAACCCAGTCAGTCCAGGCCGCAGACGTTACCTCTTCGGTGTACTTCTCTGCGTCTTTAACGTTACCGATGTCGAATTGTTCGCGTGCCTGTTGCTCTGCTTCCTCTAGGTTGTCTGCCTTTATGTGAAAGGTTTGCTCTACAGTTCCGCGAATTGTGATTAGATAGTCCTTTTCCATTCGTTTGCCCTCTCTCTGTCAGTGAGGGGCAGCACCGCGCTGCCCCTTTCTCTGTTAGTCTTGTGGGAAATAGTTGTGCAAATGCCAGAACGCAGTCTGTAGTTTGCGCGGCACGTCTGGGTCATAGATGTCGAAACTCTCCGACCATTGCTCCATAAACTCCCGCAACGCCTCCCGCGTTTCAGAGATTGCCTTTGCCTGCTCCGGCGTTAAATGTTTGGCAGCCTCTCTGCGGTTGTGTTCTGTCAGCTCCCAAGGTTCCATGTTCTCAACAAGTTTTGGTCTTCCTAATTTAGCCATTACAAACCCTCCTATGGTTTAGGCGTTATCGGTGACACCGTGCCACCGCCTAGGCTGCCGCGCTCCGGCAAACTAGGCAGGGGCAGGGCCATTGCTGGCCCGTGCCATTGTTTATTGCTCTATGTTAAAATGCTGCTTATCTAATGCTATCGCCATCACATGGCCCTGGGCATCACGCAGCCCTACCTCAAAGATAAATTCCCCGTTTCTCTGCAAATCGTCATCAAGAGTTGCGCATTGGTTTATCTGTGACGCTATGCCATTCGCCCACAGGTTGAAAACCTGCGCGTTGTAGTCTTGATTTGCATTAATCCAGTCTTGGATATGATAGATGCCTTCTTTGTTGACCTGTGCCATTGTCTTTCCCTCCGTTTAAGGCCCGTGTGTGGGCGTTGATGCCTGAATGGTGGTATTACACCATCCAAGCGGTTAAAGCCTGTCAGTGAGCTTTACAGGCCGATAAAATAGGCAAAGAGTTGCCATAGCCATGCTTCGGCCCCCATTAAGCCCCAGATTACTAGGCTCATGATAAGAAGAAATAGCGTGTTGCTGAATAATTCTAGCTTGTCCATGTTACTGACTCCGCATGTGTTGTTTACAATATTTATCGAAAAACGCACGTTCCAGGCGTTTGTATCGCGTAGGTTTGCCGTCTCGGTATTGGTCAAGCCACCGTCTGCCGTTCTTATCTATGGTGGCATAGCGATTAGCCAGCCATGCATTGATGGTTAGGAACCGGTCAGCGTTGCGTTGCGCATCGTCCTGGGTGATTGTGTAGTATGGTTTCATTGTGACTGCTCCCGTTTGTAAACTGTAGTTTTATTGTCAAAGTAAAACCATGCTTTGCCGTCACCCATCCATGCCGTTCGGCTACTCTTTTTGCGCCATATAGTTGGTTTATGCGGGTTGTTTTTCAGCTTCCGTTCAAGTGTGAACAAATCGCCAATGCTTAAATCGCTAAAGTTTTGCATGGTTGCCTCCTAGTTAATGCTGACAATGCGTTGCCGACCGCTTTTGGTTGTCTCTACCTCTACGTCAACAAGCTGGCCTACCATGCCCATATGTACTTTGTAGGCGTCCGAAATGTTCGCTTTTGTGCGTATTGTCTGCCCTCCTATGAATGTAAATTCAAAAGCTGGATTGCCTGCGTGTGAATTGTTCAGGCGTTTGATGTGTTTGATTGTGCGTTGCATGTTCTTTCCTCCTATTCTGCGCGGCATTTCATTAGGTCGTGATGCTCTGATTCGCATAGCGTTGCCATCTCGCGGCGCGTGTCTATGTTGAACATATGGAACCATTTACCATTGCCGCAGAATTGCTTGTGGTACTTCTTGGCGGCGTTGTCTGCAAAATACAGCCATAACTTCGCGGCCTTCTCGCTGTCGTAATCGCCTTTATCAAATCGCTTTTGAAGCAACGCCTCTACATGCTCCCGCTGTTGATGGTACAGTGCAGAATCGTTCAATGCATATAAGTACAGCTCTTGCGCTTCGTGTGATATTGTCATTGTTAAACCCTCCGGTTTGTTGTTTCTAACGGTCTCGTCAGTACTGGCCCAACCAGTAGACACGGCCTAAGCCGTGTTTCGACCTTAGCCAAGTATAAAAGACGATAACTTGAAGTTATTGCCGTATGTCCTAGCGCGACTGCCATAGACTAGCCACTCGCTATAGAGTGAATGGTGTTTGCTTTCCAGGCCGTTGATGCCGTTTGCATCGACAAACACGCGCCTAGCGTATTCATGAAGCGGGTTTTCTTCTACATAGCCATATGTGCCATCGTGCGCGACTGCTAGTTTTACTTCGATAGTCATTGTTAAACCCTCCGGTTCTTTGTTGTGTTTAGACTTGTGATTCGTATTTTTCCGTGTAGGCCGGATATGCTTCCTGGAAATCGACCAGTTTATCCGCGGCCTCAACCATCTTCTTTACCTCGGATGGTATGTTTGTTGGCTTGTAGTCGTTCAAATAAATAGAAAGCATTGTTTCGTATGTTTTCACATATTCGGCATATGTCATTGTGCAAGCTCCCGTTGCGTTGTTGATAGGCGAGGGCCGAAGCCCTCACCGTTAAGTTTATTAGCGGATACCGTCCGCTAGGCTGTTAGCTATAGGCGTTGAGACAATCGCGTATACAGCACGGTGAAACATTGTTTTGCCGTGGCGATAATCTTTTGAGAAGCGAAAGCCTGTAATGCGCATAATAGGCGATGCGATGTGTGCCGTGGCTTTGCGTGTGTTGTAGCAGATAGTTTCCATTGTGTTGCCCTCCGTTGGCGTTGTTGATAATTCAAATATAGGCAAGCATTGCCGCATGGTCAAGAGAAAAAAGCACACAATGTAAAAAAAGTTGACACTGTGCGCGCGTGTGTATATATTAATAAGCAGTTGATTGTATTGGATTGGAGATGGTGGTTGCATATCTCAACACGCACAGCGCGTTAACAGCTTCCCTGCGGCAGTGCAGGGCCAAGCCTATCATAGTGTGGCAAAAATGCAACACTGTGCGCACAGGCACACGCACGCACAGGCACGCACAGGCACCCGCACACGCCTAGGCGCGCACGCACAGGCCCGGGGGGGCACGCGCGCACCCGCACACCCGCACGCGCGCGGCCACGTTCTATATGTGTTAATACCTACAACTAAACACACAGCCTAATCGGAGAAACCATGACGAAGCTAACGAAGTTCACCACCCAGCAGATACTGAGCGACCTTGCTGACGGCTATACTATGGTCGATGCTTGCAAGAAGGCTGGGATAAGCAGGCAGGCTCTTTACAAGCGTATGAAGGGCAACAACGAGCTTGATGTGTCTGTGCGCATTGCGCAGCAGTATAGTGCGGAAAAGGCGCTAGAGGAGCTTGATAAGCTGTATGACGATGCCTTACACAAGCGCAAGGACTACGATGCTCATGTGCTAAGAGACTATGCGCACCATGTACGCTGGAAAGTGCAGAAGATTATCCCTGAGCGCTATGGCGAGCAGAAGAACAAGACGGGGGTAGAGGTTACTGATGGCGGTATTCGTATTATGTGGGAGAGCTAGATGAAGCGCGGGGCAGTTTTAGATAAAGCGAAGCAGTGTGTAACTGCTGACAGGGCAGCAGAGCATGGTGATATGGAAGATAACTTTGCGGTTATTGCTTCTTACTGGTCTATTCATTTGGGCCACAAGGTAGAGCCTGTGGATGTTGGGATTATGATGGCGTTGCTAAAGGCGGCTAGGGCCAAGTCCAATCCTTACCATGAGGATAATTACATTGATGGTGCGGGGTACTTTGCGTGTAGTGCTGAGTGTGTCGATGTATCTGATTGAGCAAAGCTGATGCGTAGCGACTTCGACCCTAATAACTTTGCCCGTGTCTATGACAAGGCTCCGTGGCTGCTACATTTTCAGTTTTCTAATGAGAGGTATGTATATCGTTATGCGCTAGTCGAGAAGATACCCGTTGGCGATATAAAGCCCCGCACTAAGCAGAAGGCTAATGAATTAAACCTGTCCCAAGAGGAGATATGGCAGACTTATGGCAAACATAAAGATTCCTTATAAGCCCCGTGACTTGCAGGCTGAGATGCACAACGGCATCAAGCGGTGGAATGTTTTGGTTATGCACCGTAGATTTGGCAAGACTGTGTTTGCTGTTAATCATTTGATTAAACATGCGTTGACTTGTCCGTTACCAAGACCCCGTGTTGCCTTTGTTGCGCCTACCTTTACGCAGGCCAAGCGTATTGCTTGGGACTATGTCAAATATTATACGAGTGTCATCCCTGGCGCTAAATTCAACGAGACTGAGTTGCGTGTGGACTTTCCCAATGGCGGCAGGTTGATGTTGTTGTCTGCTGAGAATCCTGATGCACTGCGTGGTATCTATCTTGATATGGCTGTCTTCGATGAATTTGGTATGCAAAACCCTAGAGTATGGGGGGAGGTTGTGCGTCCGGCCCTGTCTGACAGAGAGGGTGCGGCTATCTTTCTAGGCACTCCGGCTGGGCATAATCATTTTTTTGATTTGCTAGAACAGGCGCGGTCTGAGACAGACAATGGTTCCGACCAGTGGTACTGGAAGATTGTAAAGGCCAGTGAGAGTAAGCTGGTTAAGGAAACGGAGCTAGACGCAGCTAGAGCGCAAATGACCCCTGAGCAATACGAGCAGGAGTATGAGTGTTCGTTTACTGCGGCAATTATTGGGGCATATTATGGCAAGTTAATGGCAGAGGCTGACGAGGACAACCGTATAACGAGGGTGCCATACGACCCTGCTTACCCAGTCCATACGGCTTGGGATTTGGGTGTCAATGACTCAACAGCCATTTGGTTTGCGCAAATATTTAGGGGCGGGGCGGTCAATGTTATTGATTACTACGAGAATGGGGGCGTGGGCTTAGACCATTACGCTGATGTTATAAATAGGAAGGACTACAATTACGGCGACCACTTGGCCCCGCATGACATTGAGGTGCGTGAGCTTGGCAGTGGTAAGTCACGACTAGAGACTGCCGCTAGTCTGGGGCTTCGCTTTAAGGTGATTCCCAAGATGAAGGTCGCGGATGGCATTAACGCGGCGCGTATGTTATTACCTAAATGTTACTTTGACAGGGATAGATGCACCACGGGCGTTGAGATGCTCCGGCAGTATAGGCAGGAATGGGATGAACGTAGAAAAATGTTTAGAGACCATCCTCGCCATGATTTCACAAGCCATGCAGCAGATGCGTTTAGGTATCTCGCTATTGGCCTTGAGAATAGGCAGAGATTTGTCAAACCTCCGCAACAAGTTGCGCAAATGGAGTACAACCCTTTTACGCTATGATGATAAATAACGAACACCATTATGACACTGCAAGCATGATGATGGAGTACAGCCCTTATCATTCGGACTATACGCTTGCTGATAAGCGTATGTATTTAGAGCCGCCGCTTGCTATGGGGAATTATATCTTTGGGTTAGATGCCGATGAGGTTCCGTACTTGTTTGCTACTTGGGCATTTCCAAGGCAAAAGCAAATTGATGAATATATCCGAACAGGCATCTTCCCGCCTAGCGCATGGCGTGGTGACGGCGATAGTCCTTGGATTATTGATTTTATCTGTTTTGCTGGTCGCAAAGGCATAGTCGATGGCTTTAGGTCTTTGAAAGACATTTTTATAGAAATGGGATATAGTGATTGCTATTGGCTAAGAACTGAGTCCGGCAAGCTGGGCTTTCATAAGTTAAAGGAGAAATGACATGGGTTCTGGTGGTGGCGGCGGCGGTGGCGGCGGTGGCAGCGTAAAGAGTGGAAGCAGAGGCGCTAAAAAGCAGGACTTCCGTTTGAAAGAACAGCAGGCAACTTATGGTCGCTCTGGCAGGGGTGGAAATCTTAGCAAGGTTCAGCAGAACTTTGAGAGGAACATAACGGCAGCGCAGCAGCTTGAACGCCGCGCAGCCGAAGGTTCTATCAAGTCACCCATCCCAAGCATAACTGGCGCTGCAATAAACACGCTTGGCGGTTTTTTTAACGAGCGTCTTGCTGGTCAGTTACGTACTGGCTCTACGAGTGCTACGCCTGTGACTGCTAAGTTTGGCCCTAGTCAGAATGAATTGGTTGTTGGTGTGGTAACCAAAGATGGTGTTTACAGTGGGCGGCAACAGTTTAACCCTAAGCAAGCTGATGCTAAGAAAACTATACTGGCTAGTAGCAGTGGCGAGGCTGAATCTAAGCCAGATGTTACCCCTGCGGTAACGCCGGAAGTAACGCCTGAGGTTGTGCCTGATGATACGCAGTTAGGATTTACCGCAGAAGAATCACGGCGTAGACGCACTAGAAGATTTGGCGGTGGAGGTTTAGTAGAAGAAAAGGGCATACTCTTATCTTCTACTGGCAAACGCCCTACAGTATAGGAGATAACAATGAGTTCACTTTTTAGTCCACCGTCTATGCCAACACCGCCTCCTCCACCCGAGCCTCCGGCAAAGGTTGATTATGCAAGGGCTGAGGCTCTATCCGAAGAGGCTCTGAAGAAAGAGCGCTCAAAGCGCAAGGGTAGAGGCTCTACTATAGTTGCTGGGTTGGCCTCTGATACAACAATGCCAACTAGCGGCACACCTACACTACTGGGGTAACTTATGGAAGATTTAGCCAAGAGCCTAATTAGTCGCGGCAACAGTATTGTTTCCCGCAGAGATAACTGGGATACGCATTATCAAGAGCTTGCGGATTATATGCTACCCCGCAAAGCCGACATCGTTAAGAAACGGTCACGCGGCGAAAAGCGCATGGAGCTTATCTATGATGGTACTGCGCTACAGGCTGTAGACCTTTTGTCTGCAAGTCTGCACGGTATGCTGACGAGTGGGGCTACTCCTTGGTTCCATCTTGATATGAAAGACACCGATGTAGGCCGTGACGATGATGTGCGCGAATGGCTGCAAGACTCATCAACACGAATGATTAGGGCTTTTAATCAGTCAAACTTTGAGACTGAAATCCATGAGATGTATGTAGACCTAGTTGTATTTGGCACAGGCTGCATGTTTGTTGAGATGGATGAGGGCCAGTTGCGGTTTAGCACACGCCACATTTCAGAGTTCTACCTACAGGAAAACCAGTTTGGGTTAGTTGATACCGTCTTCCGCAAGTATAAGCAGCCAGCAAGACAAGCTGTCCAGCGTTTCGGCATTGAGAATGTAGGCGAGTTTATTCGCAAGACACACGAAAAAAAGCCGGATGAAGAAGTAGAAATCATGCACGTTGTTATGCCACGGGCTGACCGTGACACGACAAAAGTAGACAACAAGAACATGCCGTTTGCTTCGTACTATATTTGTATGAACAGCAGCATGATGATTTCAGAGAGTGGCTTCCAAGAGTTTCCTTATATTGTGCCGCGCTTCTTGAAGGCGACAGGCGAAATCATGGGTCGCTCTCCGGCAATGGTAGCCCTGCCTGATGTTAAGATGCTGAACCTGATGTCCAAGACAATCATCCAAGCGGCCCAGAAACAGATTGACCCGCCGTTACTTGTCCCTGATGACGGGTTTATTATGCCTATCCGCACACAGCCTGGTGGCCTTAACTTCTTTAGGTCTGGCTCTAGGGATACGATTACGCCTCTAAACACGGGCGCTAACATTCCTATTGGATTGAGCATGGAAGAGCAACGCCGTGGTGCTATTCGTTCAGCGTTCTACGTTGACCAGCTTCTTTCCGGCGGTGCGCCAAACATGACAGCCACAGAGGTTGTGCAAAGGCAAGAAGAGCGTATGCGGGTCATTGGCCCTGTTCTTGGCAGGTTGATGAATGAGATGCTGCGTCCTTTGGTAGACCGTGTGTTTGCCTTGATGTTGCGTGAGGAGATGCTTGCTATCCCTCCTGAGCTTTTGCAAGGAACAGATATTGATATTGAGTATGTATCGCCTCTGGCCCGTGCGCAAAAGTCTAGCAGTCTTAACAGCACTATGCAGGCTCTTGAAATCCTACTGCCTCTAGCACAGGCGTTGCCAGTGACTGACCACCTTGACCCTGATGGTTTGGTTAAACATGTTACTGATTCCCTTGGCGTTCCTAAGACTACATTGCGTTCTAGCCGTGAGGTTGCGCAGATGCGTCAGGAACGAGCAGCAGCAGAGCAACAAGCAATGCAGCGTCAGAGTGAGCAAGAGGATGTATATACAGCAGCGCAAGCGGCGCAAGCAGTTAGGATGGTTGGGCAATGACCCCAGAGGTA